CCTCAAGTGTTTCCGCCTGCTGTGAAGTTTCTGTAGCATCTACATCTGCAACTGGCTCATCTTCTACATATACCTTGGAACCATCCTCTTTGATGTATGCCATGTCGGATTCAAATGCCGACTGCATCTCGATAGACATGATCCCCCACTTGCTGATCAACTGACGGAGCATCGTCTTGTATGCCATTGCATCGAAGTTCTTATACCAGAAGCTTGAATACATCCACGAATCACGCTGATCATAATTACCGGCAACATAATCTGCATAAGACACCTTATGCTTTACACCGTATCTCGTGTTAATTGCGGTTCCATCTTTTGAAAAAGCCTGTGAGTATTTGTCCGCATGTGCAAGCATCTGATTTTTGCTCCAGTACATCGACTTTCGGAATCCATTGACAAGTTCAAACATAGCGTAATATCCAACCGTCTCCGCTTTCTCTCGTGCATCCCAGTCATTGATCATAAGCTGAATATTTATTTCCTCATTCATCGGATCAAAGCTGATAAACTCGCCTTCCTTGATAGCCAGCACAGTAAGCTTCTTGTACTGACCGGAACGGATTGCAAGCTGGATATACCCTTTGTATCCCATCTGGAACTGTGCCACCTTCGTACCGGCTTTGTTGTCGCTATACGGTACAAGGTAATAATGTCCAAGCTGTGGCGATGGTGAAAGCTTCAGGCTCTCTCCAAGAAGCGCACCCGACAGGATTGATGGCTTCGTACATTCCGCAAGCGCCGGATTCACGCTGACCGCCGATACCACGCCGGAGATAAACCGCTGCACATTTCCTTTTCCAAGCGCCTGCTCAATATTCGCTTTGATATCCATACGATTCAGGAACCCGGTCATTGTTGTGTCCTGAATCTGATTCTGATTCTGCTTACTCTTAACCAAACTATTCTGTACCATCTTATCTGTCTCCCTTCTTTACAAACGCATCTACAGCAATATCCAAAAGCATTCTGGTTAACTGGTCTAAGATCTGTTCAAATCCGCCCTTCTTGTCTGATTCCATCTCTCTCTTATCTTTCTTCATAAGTTCATCACAAGTGGCATCCGCTAATGTAAGAATCTTTTTGTATTTTTCATCTGCATCCTTCTTGTCATAACTTACACGAAGGTTATGCTTAAAACTACCAAGGATTGATGCAATTTCAACCGCACATATACCTTCATTTCCACTAATTATTGCTGTCCCATTTTCTGCTTTTACCATCTTCATATCCTCCTAAATTGCTCTAAACTCTATATTTCTGCTCTGGAAGAATTCTTTCAGGGCAAGTGCATCTTCGGTTGTAAGAAGTGCTGCAAACCGAATCCACTCTTTTGACGGCTCCAGTTCCTGCTGTGCCGGAGCTTCCTGTGGAACAAGATCCATAACCATCTGTTCCGCCGGCTGTTCCAACTGCTGCGATGCCTGCTCCTGTGCAATCTGCTTCGCACGTGCTTCCTCGGCTTCTCTTCTCGCCTTTTCCTCTGCTTCGTACTGCGCTTTCTTCTTGGCGATTTCGGACATATGCTGCGCCTTCTCGATTGCCTTTGGCAGATCCAGCGTCTCTTTGTACAGTTCCAACGCTTCAAAGCCAAACTCCGGGAGCTTGTTGAGTGTGAATACCGCTGTGCTAATCTCGTTTAATCTGGCACGCATCGCATCTTCGATAGACTTCATCGATACGGATGCATTCAACCACTTCTCATCCCAGATCATCTCCAGCTTTACAAATGCCTGAAATCCAATTGTCTCAAAGAGTGCTTCAATCTCCTTCCGCTTCTCTTCCTTCAACGTCTGCTCATATTCTTTAATCTGCTTATCAATCAACTGTACCGGCTCATTCACAATATCCGTGAGTTCACGAATTTTCCGTTCGAATTCATCGTATGGCTTCAAACAATCCTTTTTGATACGGATTCTCTCATCTGACATAGCCTTAATAAGCTTATTCAATGCCGCTCTGTCTGCTTTCGCATCCTTAATCTGATCACTGCCTGTATATACCAGATTCTTATACATCTCTACCTTGCTTGTGATCTCTGCTTTCAATTCTTCATAGTTAAACTGAATTACCTCCGGAAATGTTACCGGTTCTACTCTTAACTCCATTCATATCCTCCTAACTTAATACCAGCTCATATTGAGCATCCTTACCTACCGAGAGCAGGGACTTGATACGTTCGCTCTCCCGCTGATCCTTCAACTTCTGCTCTGTGCATTCCTCACATCGCTCCTGTGGATCCAGATGTGCACCACAGGTCGGACAGATATATCCATACATGAGACATCCTCCTATATCTCCGGCAGTTTCACATGTGGGGCTTTCATATCTTCCACGCATGTCCAGAACTTCCGCTCTTCGTCCGCCAGGTAAGCAATCTCTTCTTCTTTCTCATTTCTGTATACCGTTTCATAGATTGTTTGCTTTGTAACATAACCATCAAATACGGATTTTAATTGTGCTGCGATAACGACATAATCAAATTCCGTAACCATCAGGTAATGCAGCACTTGAACATAATAATTTTCAGGTATGTAATGATCTTTCCAGTTTCTTCTCTGTGAGGAATTAAGAATATTAGTTGTCTTTATCTCTAAAATTCCTTTTTTCCCATCTGGATCTTCAAACCATCCATCAAGACTTGCATGTGCAAATGGATATTTGTCATTTGTCCACATATTGTTTTCTTCGTAGAAAACTTTTTTTTCTGGAAAATCCAAACTAAACAAAGCTCTTAGATGTGGTTCTGCCTGTATGCCATACTTCACATACGGCTTGTCCGAGATATCCTCCGGCATCAGATGAAATGCCTTGTCCTTCCAGAGTTCCACATTCGTCTTGTATGGATTCTTGCCGAGTATTGCAGATGCATCTGATCCGCCAATCTTCGTTCTGTGCTTCAACCAATCTTCACGATTTGGAAGCACCTGCATCGTAACCATTGATTCACGCTCCCTTCCGTGCTATACTCTTTACTGAGTTATTTGTTATTTGCACCTGCGGGATGGCCGTCCCAAGGGTGCTTTTTTTGTAGATCTTGATTGCATGGTCCATATCATCATCGTTGGCATATTCGATCAGCTCCTTATAGACCACCGCTGCAATCATCATCCAAAATCCATAGACCATACCAATCCATAACAGCACCGCACCTTCGACCATGGCGAACGTTGCCAGCCGATAGGACCATATAATCATGTTATTGCTCATCCTCTTTCTTCCTCTCTGCTTGTCATTACTGATTTTCCGTGGCAAGTGTGCCCCATGCGATCTGTTCCGCTATACGCTTCGGATTGTACGGCGGCACTCTACGTCCAGCTTTTAAGTCCTTCCTATATTTCAAGAAATCGATAAAAGCGAGATAATTCACATATGTCACACCGCAACCATCCAGTATTGTATGTGCGCCGTATCTGCCATTCTGAACATACTGATCAATCTCTGCGATTCGACTGGTGACCGTCCGGGCGGATACATTCATCAGCTTCTGGATCTGTGCTTTCGACATATACGGTGATGCACTGATGTACTTAATTGATGTGATCTCCATCTGCTAAAACCTCCTTGTATATTTAGTAAAACGATAGTTTGCCAAAAAAAAACGATAAATCAAATAATTTTTTTATTTTTTCGGTCTCGGCACCGTTTTATTATATATTACATTATATGAATTGTAAAGATTTTTGTTATTTTCCTCTTTTGTGTTTACTTTTAAGATTTAGTGTGCTAAAATATAAAAACAACAGGGCGATTTCATTATTGATTTTTGCCTGTTTTTTTCACTTTGAAACCAACTGCGCGTAATTTAAATATGCGGCTGTTTCGGCTCCTTGATTTTTGCCGCGGCAAGGGGCTCGCAAGGCCAAAACAATATCGCGGTGCGAAAGGCATTGGAATTATTATGAACAGTAAATTAAAAAACGCCGATACGGACTTTCTTTTTGACTGCGTGCTCTCTTTAAAGACCCGTGAGGAATGTTATGATTTTTTTGAGGATCTGTGCACCGTAACCGAGCTTAAGGCTATATCTCAGAGAATAGTCGTGGCCAAAATGCTGTCTGACGATCGCGTTTACAGTGACATCGTAAAGGAAACAGGCGCGTCCACAGCCACAATTAGTCGAGTTAACCGTTCTCTTCAATTCGGCTGCAACGGATACGAAAAAATCTTTGAGCGCGTCGAAGA